CCGATCGCACCCCGCCGCTGCGCGAGCCCATGGACAACATGTCCGCCCGCTCGCCGGTGCGCTCGCAGGTGTGCATGTTCCCGATCCAGTTCGGCAAGAGCCAGCTGGCCACCAACAGCATCGCCTACTGGATGGACTACGCGCCCGGCCCGATCATGTACGCGCTGCCGGGCGAGGCCTCCATGAACAAGTGGATCGCCCAGAAGCTCAACCCGATGGTGGAGGTGTGCCCGGCGGTGCGCCGTGCGCTCAGCAGCACCGCCAGCCGCGACAGCGCCAACCAGCGTGCCTTCAAGGATTTCGCCGGCGGCCAGCTGTACGTGGAGCACATGGGCAGCCCGCAGCGCCTCAAGTCCACCACGGTGAAGTACCTGTGCGTGGACGAGATCGATGAGGCCCCGCAGCAGCTGATCACCGGCGACGACCCGGTCAAGATGCTCGATGGCCGCACCAGCGCCTTCCCCAGCACCTACAAGCGCCTGTACATCAGCACCCCCGGCATTGCGGGCCTGAGCCGCATCGCGCGTCTGTATGAGCAGAGCGACCAGCGCCGTTACCACGTGCCGTGCCCCCACTGTGGCCACTACCAGCATCTGCAGTGGAGCGGCCTGGTGTGGTCGCCGGACGTGTCCCACGCCTGGTACGCCTGCGCCGATTGCGGCGCCGCCATCGAGGAGCACCACAAGCCGGACATGATCGCCGCCGGTCGCTGGGTGCCCGGCAACCCGGACTCGCCTGTCCGCGGCTACACCATCAACTGCCTGTACTACCAGTTCGGCCTCGGCCCGCGCTGGCTGGACCTGGTGCGCGAGTGGATCGACGCGCAGGGCAACCCGGCCGCGCTCAAGACCTTCATCAACGATCGCCTGGCCGAGACGTGGGAAGACCCGTCCATGCGCGCGGTCAAGCACAACGTCGTGGCCGACCGCGCCGAGCCGTACCGCCTGCGCCACGCGCCGCGCGGCGTGCTCGCCATCACCGTCGGCGTGGATACCCAAGACGACCGCCTGGCAGTCCACGTCATCGGCTGGGGCAAGGGTATGGCGGCCTGGACGCTCGACTACGTGGAGCTGCCCGGCGACCCGGCGGAGGAGGCCGTGTGGCTCGCCCTGACGGATCTGCTAAACCGGCCCATCGAGCGCGAGGACGGCGTACTGCTGCGCGCCATGGCCACGGCCATCGACGCGGGCGGCCATCGCACCGAGGCGGTCAAGCATTACGTGCGCCAGCGGCTCATCACCCGCGCCATGTGCATCTTCGGCGCCGTGCCCAACAACGCCCCGATCCTCAGCAAGGGCAAGCTGGTCGACGTCACGTGGGGTGGCCGCACGGACCGTCGCGGCATCACCATCCACCACGTCGGCACCGTGGCGGCCAAGCACTACCTCTACAGCCGCCTCTCCGCGGATGCCGAGCGCCAGCCCGAGGCGCGACTGGTGCGCTTCAGCGACGAGCTGCCGCCCGAGTTCTTCACCGGCCTCGTGTCCGAGGTCTACAACCCGGTCAAGAACCGGTTCGACAAGCGCGTGACGCGCAACGAGCCGCTGGATACCTGGGTGTACGCCTACGCCGCCGCGCATCACCCGGAGGTGCGGCTGCACCGCTTCACCAAGGCCGATTGGGACGCGTTGGAGGCGAGGCTGGCCGCTGCCGCCGCCACGCCGGCGGATTCCCGTGGAACACCACAACAGGGCGGCGCGCCGGCGGCACCCGCCGCGGCTTCCCGTGGAACAACGCCCGTTCGCCGGCCGGCGACGCCGGGCATTGAGACGAAAGACGGATGGGGGCTCTGATGACAAAACCCGACACCCGTGCGCAGCTGCGCGAGAAGATCACTGCAGCCCTGGTTCGTGACGTTGGCGTGAGCGAGCGCATGGCACAGCCGTTCGTGGAATCGATCCTGCGGTGCTTCGCCGGCGAGCAGCCGTACTTCCCAGCAGCCAACCGCGAGTATCCGATCAACGAAATTCGCCGTGACCTGCAACGGGGCACGCCCGTCAAACAGGTCATGCGGATCCACCACGTGAGTCGTACCACCCTGCACAAGCTTTTCCCTGCGGGTTTGCCGGGGCGGGGCGATATCGAGCCTTCGGACACCGTTTCACTGAAAACGCGAACAAAATAGCTTTCTGCCCCTTGCAAATCAGTGGCTTGCAAGAGGTTGGGGTTCCCGTTTTTTTGGATCTGGAACCGCCGCATCCGGACCATGTACATCCATGGCCACCCCCCAGGAAATGCTGGACCTCTACACGCAGGCGGAAGCCGCCGTGCTTGCAGGGCAGTCCATTCGCATCGGCGACCGGCAGATGACTCGCGCCGACCTGGCGGAGATCCGCGCCGGTCGCCGTGAGTGGCAGTGCCGCGTAGATGCCGAGGCCCGTCGTGGTCGCCGCGGGCCTTGGGCCAATGCGGATTTCGGGGGTATCACGTGACCTCGGCCGCCGTCGCCCGCACCCGCCTCACCCTGGCCATCGCCCAGGACCGCGCCGAGCGCGTCACCGCGGCGGCGGCCGAGCGCGCCCGCATCACCGCCCAGGCCCACGAGGTCACCCGCCCGTCGCGCAGCCGCAAGCTGGCGCGCGACTGGGGCAGCGGCAACAACATCGTCGGCATGGATGCGCGCCAGCTGCGCGACCAGGCGCGCCATCTGGAGCGCGACCTGGACCTGGCCGACAACGCGCTCAACGTGCTGGTGCAGAACACCGTCGGAAGCGGCATCGACGTGCTCGCCGCCCCGCGCCTGCCAGGGCAGCCCATCAACCGCGAGCTGGCGGAGCAGATCGACGACCTGTGGGACAGCTGGTGGGACGCCCCGGAGGTCACCCGCCTGCACGACTACGGCGCCTGCCAGCAGCTGCTGGCGCGCACCTGGTTCCGCGACGGCGAGGCCTACTGGCAGGACCTGGTCGGCCCGGTCGCCTTCCTCGAGCACGGCACCGCGGTGCCGTACAGCATCGAGATGATCGAGCCGGACCTGATCCCGCTGGACCTCAACGACCCGGCGCGCAACATCCTGCAGGGCGTGGAGCGCAACGCCTGGGGCCGCCCGGTCGCGTACCACGTGTACAAGCGCCACCCCGGCGACCCGCTCGGCTGGAGCACCGAAACCAAGCGCGTCAGCGCCGACGTGCTGCACGGCATCCGCAACATCAAGCGGCTGCACCAGGTGCGCGGCCTGTCGGTGTTCGCGTCCTCCATGTCCCGCTTCGAGGACGTGAAGGACTACGAGGAATCCGAGCGCGTCGCGGCCAAGGTGGCCGCGTCCATGTGCGCCTTCATCAAGAAGGGCAACCCGGACCGCTACGGCGAGGGCGGGCTGGGCGGCGGCCTGGCCGGCGAAATGCTGGTGCCCGAGGGCGGCCAGCCGGAGCGCCACCTGCGCATGTCCCCCGGCATCGTGTTCGACGATCTGCTGGCCGGCGAGGACATCGGCACCATCGCCAGCAACCGGCCCAACCCCAACGCCGCCACCTGGCGCAAAGAGCAGCTGCGCGCCGCGGCCGGCGGCATCGGCGTCAGCTACAGCAGCCTGTCGCTGGACTACAACGGCACCTACTCCGCCCAGCGGCAGGAGCTGGTGGAGAAGTGGGGCGGCTACCTGATGCTGGCCGAGCGCTTCATCGCCATGGCCGTGCGCAAGCAGCGCACCCGCTTCATCGAGGCGGCGGTGCTGTCCGGCCGCCTGCGCCTGCCGCGCGGCTGGGAGCTCAAGCACCTGGCGGCCAGCACCTACGTGCGCCCCGTCATGCCGTGGATCGACCCGCTGAAGGAAGCCTACGCCCGCGGCGAGGCCGAGGACCGCGGCTGGACCTCGCCCCAGCAGAACACCCTGCAGTACGGCAACAACCCCGACGAGGTGGCCCGGCAGATCGAGGACTGGCGCGAGCAGCGCGGTCCCGACGCCGCGGCCGCCACTCCCGTGAATGCCGCCGCGCGCACCGCGGTGGTCACCAGCATGCTGAGGGACTGACATGCGCAAGACCGCGCTCACGCTCGCACTGGGCACCATCCTGGCCGATGCAGGAGACGGCACATCCCGCGGCTACTTCAAGGTCGTCGCGCTGGCCGAGGACGTCGCCGAGGTCTACGTCTACGGCGCCATCGGCCCGGCCATCTTCGCGGACTCGGTGTCGGCCCGGCAGCTCGCCCGCGATATCGGCGAGATCAAGGCCAGCACCATCCACGTCCGCATCAACAGCGAGGGCGGCGTGGTGCCGGACGGCATCGCCATCTACAACGCCCTGCGCCAGCATCCCGCGCGCAAGGTCGGCTTCGTGGACGGCCAGGCCGCGTCCATCGCTTCCCTGGTGCTGATGGCGTGCGACGAGGGCGTGGTCTACCCGACCTCCCTGGTGATGGTCCATGCGCCGGCCACGTTCGCCATGGGCAATGCCAGCGACTTCCGCGAGTTCGCCGAGACGCTCGATACCCACGCCCGCGCCATGGCCGAGGCCTACGTGGCCAAGACGGGCAAGGAATCGGAGATCCAGCGCCTCCTGAGCGATGGCCGCGACCACTGGTACGCCGGTGCCGAGGCCGTGGACTTCGGCTTTGCCGATCGCCTGGAGGAGGGCACCCAGCCCGTCGCCGCCGAGGCCGCCCGCGTGGTTGCCCTGTCGAGCTACGTGGCCGCCGTGGCCCGCGCTCCGGCGCCCGTCACCGCCTGCCTGCGCGGGCACATCACCGCAACCCTGACCCCCACCGCTTTCGCCTCGCTACCCGAGGTCACACAGCAGGCCGTGATCGGCCAACTCGAGGATCCCACCATGAAACAGCGCTACCACGATCTGCTGGTCACCGCGACGGCCGGCGTGCAGGCCTCCGCCGCCGCCCCGGCCCCGGCCCCGGCTGCGGC